TAAATTGCCACACTTTTATCATCTTTCCAACCACCAATGTCTTTTAAATCCTGCACATCGCAATTCGCATATTTTCTTAACCAAGTTGCAAATGTATGTCGGCACTTATGAGGAGTTTTCTCAAAACTTATATCAGCTTGTCGAAGCATATCCCTCCAATTAAAATACAATCCTTCATTTTCTTTTTTATTACTCCAGGTTTGTCTCCACATAAAAATATATTTTCCTCTATCATTTATTTTATCTAACCACTCTTTTAAATTTTTGTGCATTTCAACAATACGAGGTTTATCGCCTTTGTTCTCCCACAAATAAATTTTATTATCTTGTATATCTTCCCATTTTGCATTCAGAGCTTCTTGTAATCTTGCACCAGTATAAACTAAAAATACCATTAATAATTTAATCTGGAACATACTTGCTGACTGCAAACACTTTTCCACTTCTTCAGGTGTAAAGAATATGGGTGGTCTTTCAATCAGTTTAAATCTTTTAATAACCATTTTTTCGCATAATCTTTTTGATGAAGCAAAGTTTAACACTAAAGACACAGGACAAATAAAATTCCTATTTATCGTATTAAGTTTAGCTGACTTTTGTTTTTTTTCAATTTCCGACAAATTACTATAAGGAGTTCTACGAAGATAATCTTCCATTGGATAAGATTCAAATGCTTTTTTTCGTATCAAATCATTATCAATAGTGCGAACATCATAGTTGCCTAGAAATTCTTTTGTCTTTTTAATTAATTCAATTGTTTTTAAAGATGGAGCTGTATCTGGATCATCGTCAGCAATCTTTAAATCAGCAACAGCACTATATTTTTTACTTGTATGTAAGCTAATGTCCTGCTTCAGATTATCAATCAACTTATAAACAAACTTATTTGCTTCTTTTTTGTCTGTTGTTTTGCAGCTTATTTTATTAATATAACGACTTTCGCCTTCATAATAAAATGTTCCAGTTACATAATATATATCACTTTTTATATCTTTTCGTCTTTTGACTTTGAGCATAATACAACTATCCTTTCAATATGTTCATTGGTAAATCGTAATCGCTTACCAATATATGTATGTAAAGCAGGATCGTTGGGAAATTTGGCTTGTAAGTCTTTAATATCTTTCCTGCAAGTGCGAGGATGTCTATTTAATCTAACTGCTACATCTTTTATCTCATAAAGTCTATTCATTTTCCACCTCTTTTTCGTCATCGTGTAAGTGTAATCCTAGTTTAAATGCTTCTTCAGCATCTATTTCTTTTCTTAATGTTTCAATTTCCTTTTTTTCTTCTGGAGTAGTAATTCTATCTGTAAATAAAAAAGGATTATCTATTGGAGTTTCTTTTTTAGGATTTGATTCTTCTTGTTCTTTCCTATGTCCTTCATAAATTAAATCATAAAATTTAGGTGGTAGCAACAGTATATGGTCTTTATCATCATACACAATACACCACCAATAATGAATCTTATCTGAATTAAAAAAAGTAGATTCCCATTTTTTAAAAGCATATACACTTTTAGGAGGACTTGTTCCTTTAGTTAAATAGTGTAAAATTTGTGTGTAATCTAACTTGCGAGGATTAACTTGATTTTCAAAATGAAGTTCCCAGAGCTTATCTACTTGCACTCCACTTTCATTCAATCCTCCCTTGTCTATTTGTTCAATCTTAATTATTTTCTTACTCATTTATTAACTCCAATTGGTTTTCATCTTTTTGTTTCCAAAAAAAATTACATAATCTAAATGGCTCTGTTTCATTTAATTTTGGATTAGGTGGAAATTCTTTACTTGTTCTTCTTTGTAATCCATATTCCAATTCATTTTTACTCAAGGTCATTTTTTCATTTGTTTTATTTAAACTTAAAACTGCACCACCTTTAGCAATGGCTTTTTGCACTTCATAATCTTTCAACGAAGCATACCCATTCCATAACCTTTGTATTTTTCTTCTATAATATGTCATGGTGTAAGACCTCCAAGTTTCATTTCAGCTCTAGCTGTGGCATTGGCATCTGCCATTAATTCTATTTTGGTCGTAATGCGATCTAGTTCAGCAAAAGATTCATCCATTAATTGTTCTGCTTGTTCTAGTTTAGATACAACTTCAGTAACTTCTTTATCAGTCTTTGCTTTGGCTTTCGCATCTTCCACACTATGTTTTTCATTAGATAAAAAACGATAATGCAAATATCTTCCTTTTTCTTTTTCCTCTTTTATTCTAGCTAGTTGATTAAAAGCTCTTTTACATTTTCTGTAATCAATGATGGCTTCCATTTTAGCTTCAGCAATCTTATGAGGATCATATCTATTTAAAGTATTATCTAAACTCATCTAATTCACTCTCCAGTTTATCGGCTATTAATCGTAAATTTATTATTCTTGCTTTTTTGTTATATTGTTTATCCTTGTGGCATTTATCGTGGCATTTTCTACAAAGACAAATTAAGTTCTCAATGTAATCTTTGCATTTACTTCCACCAGATTGCTTTGCAGAAACATGATGTATGTCAGTTCCATTCCAACTGCTGCAAACTGAACATTGCCAAGTTTGTGCAATAGTTAATTCTGGCAACCAGAAATCATCATAAATTTTAATGTGTTTTTTCATTTCTTATCTGCCCAATGATTTTTTTTTCTTTTAAACTGTCCTTTGCCTTTTCTATGTTTTGTGTATAGAGGCAGATGAGGTCTAATTCTTCCAAGTTTTTTAATTTTCATTTCAACCTATCTCCAATGGCATAAATCATCAAAGCAATAAAAAGTAACACCAATAAAATAAGTGCATTAAGAATAATGAGTATCATGCTTCTCCCTTATCCATTTCATTGGAATTGTTTTGTTAAAAAATTTAAAATTATGTTTTATGCACCAATCGGCATAAGTTGTTTTAGATCCTTTATAAAT